ATTATGGCAAACTCGGTTTTAGTTTATGGGACACTTTCCATATTCAATCCGATTACCGGAAGGCAGCGCAATTTAGATGGCGTTGGTGCTTGGCCGATACAATTAGCCAAAGGCAGTAAACCTTTAGAGATTGAGAATATTATTCAAGACGCAATCCAGAAAAATGCACCAGCTGCCGAAAGTCTGGCCTTAAAAAATGCAGCTTCAAAACTTGGTAAATTATTTACCGATGGCGGATCTGATGTTGAGTTTAATGGAATGTACTCCAAGGAAGTACCAATGGATGATATTAAAGCAGCGCAACAATGATAATCACCGGACAACAAAACGAAAACCAGCGCACACCAGAGTGGATTGAATCGCGCATGGGCCGGTTCTCATGTAGTCAATTACACAGACTAATGACTGAGCCGAAAGCAAAAGCAGACAAGGAAGCCGGTAAACTATCTGATGGCGCAATTACTTATGTAATGGAGTGCATAGCAGAGAAATTGACTGGCAAACCAGCAAAAGATGATTTCACAAGTAAGTACACAGATTGGGGCGTAATGCACGAACCTATCGCTATTGGTATTTATGAGGAGGTGTTTCAAACTAAGGTTACGCAATCAGGTTACATTCCGTATGGAGATAACTTCGGCGGTTCGCCAGATGGCTTGGTAGGTGAGGCAGGAGGCATTGAAATCAAATGCCCCTATACAATTACTGCGCATTTGGTGCATTCGCTTACAACTGATCTAAAAGCGGATTATAAAGAGTGCTACTGGCAGATAATTGGTTACATGATAATAACCGGGCGCAAATGGTTTGATTTCGTATCCTATCATCCCGAATATCCTGGCAAGTATCAATTCAAACGTATTCGTTTAGAACGTGCAAATGTGTTGGATGACATTGAACAAGCCGAAAAGAAAATAGAACAATCAACTTATTTTTTAACTCAAATTTTAAACTCAATCTAATTATGGCAAACAAACCAATGCACGGATCAATCTGCTTGACCGATCTCGGAGATGCTTTCAAAGCAGGACACTCCGCATTTAATAAGTCCGAAAAAAACGGAAAAGTTTACGCGAACATCGCAGTCTGGATGAATGACGAGCCAGATCAATATGGGAATATTCTTTCTTTTCAGCTAAACTCAAAAAAGGATGCGGCTGATGATAAGGTGTATTTCGGTAATGCTAAACTGCCTGAAGGTGGTAAAGCTGCACCAGCGCAAAAATCAAACGCAAAGGATGATGATTTGCCTTTCTAAACAATCTCCCCTGCCTTTAAATATTAAAGGCAGGGGTAAAAGATATGGCAATCGGCACTCAAAAAAAACCATAGGTTTAGCACTAGAGTATTGCATAGGTAATAATATACCTCCCGTACTTGCCGCCAAAAACCTAAATTTTGCAATGCCAACTATTGCCGACTGGATGACTAAGTACTGGTTTTATAAAAAAATAGATAACCCGATAATTTTAACTCTACAATCTAATGTTTAACCACAAACACCAAAAAATATTAATGGACTTTTTTAGAAAAAGGTCATTAATGAAGTATAGTATTGATGATATTTATGAGGCGTTGCTTAGTTATTATGGCAAATGCTGACTATAACAAACGAAGATAACATGGCATTAATGGCACGTTATTCTGATAAGTATTTTGATTTGGCTATTGTAGATCCGCCGTATGGTATTGGTGCAAGTAAACAAAATGAATCGACTCGTAAAATAAAAGGAAGGCAAAATAGTATAGTAAAGAGTAGTAATCTTAAAAGTAAAGAATGGGATAATAAAATCCCTAAAAAAGAATATTTTGATGAATTATTTAGAGTTTCTAAAAACCAAATTATTTTTGGCGGTAATTATTTTCCTTTACCATTAATAAATTCTTGGATAGTTTGGAATAAATTACAGCTATTAGAAACAAGAAGTGATGGAGAATTAGCTTGGACATCTTTTAAAAGACCGCTAAAAATAGTTACATTATTGCAAGATGGTTTTAAAAGAGGTCAAAATGTTGGTTATGATCAGCCTGTTATTTACAATGTTCCATTTAGTGGAAAGCAAACAATACATCCAACACAAAAACCTGTTGCACTCTACAAATGGTTATTAGATAAATACGGCAAACAAGGCGATAAAATACTTGACACACATTTAGGCTCTGGAAGTATAGCAATAGCTTGTCATGATTACGGATTTGATTTAACTGCTTGTGAATTAGATAAAGAGTATTTTGATGCAGCTATGAAACGGATTAATAATCACATGGCACAAACGAAACTATTCTAATGGCAAAAAAACTAATTAAAACAAATGGCCAAGGCGATGCGCAGGAACTTGGTAAGGTACAAAGCTACAAAGCAAAGCCGAAGCCTTACCGAGAACCTGATTCATTACGCGCTTATCGCTTAGAACGTGAACGATTTTTCTGGAAAAAGTATCCGGAGCAAAGGGCAGAGATTGAAGAACGAGTAAAACAAATGCAAAAAGAATGGAAGATTCAGGACAAAAGAAAATAGACTACACCAACCCCCTCTCCCAATACAAATCCCACAAAGCGTACAAGCCAAAGATTCAGCATGAATGGTCGGCCCAGTTAGCGTTTTGTAAATGGCTAAAGCTTCAGCATCCCGATATTCGTTTCCGTTCAGATATTCAGTCAGCCGGGAAGCTATCGCCACAGATGCAAAACATTAAACTGATTATTGATCCTTGGAGAGCATGGCCCGATATTCAGATTTATCATAAGGTTGGGAATTACTGCGGATTGATGATTGAGATGAAACGCCTGGACTCTGGTACTTTCTTAAAAGATGGCAGTTTATCATCACAAAAGCATGTGCAGGAACAAGCGGAGATGCACGAGTATCTGAGAACTTTAGGTTGGTCTGTTTGCTTCGCGGAAGGGTTTGAGGAAGCGAAAAGAAAGTTTGAGGAGTACATAAATAATTTGTAAATTGCAATTAGAATTAAACGAACTATGAAAGAGTTAAGGGACTTTTATAGTTGATTTTTATATTTAGATGCCTGAATAATAACCCTTATATTATCAGGCTTTTTATTTTTATGGACATATTTTGTCAAAGATGCGGATTAGTAAATGATTTTATTAAACGCCAAGCCGGGCCGCATATTTCGGCTTATTGCAATGGATGCGGAGAATATATAAAGCATTTACCACAAGGCAAACCAATTACTCTTTATTTCGGGAAATACAAAGACCGAGAATTATCATCAATGACAAGCGATGAGGAGGTTAGGTATTTAATTTGGTTATCTCAGGCCCCGGGATTAAAGCCAAAATTAAAACAAGCTATTGACTCTCATATCAAAACAGTATGACAGATCCAACTATTTCTTATTTCAATAATGTAAGCCATACCAAAAAAGGAATGAGCCTTACATTTTCAGACTTTTTAGAGAAGGTCAAAGAAGGGTTCTGGCAGGATCAGGTTTTAAATTATCGCAATAACAAAACCGATATTAATAAAAAATCACTTCCTTATGTCACTATTTCTGGACTATTTAAAGAACGAAATGCAGATTCATTGACTCAACACTCTGGTTACATTGCCATAGATATTGATGGACTTACAGATCTAAATCATGTCAGAGAGCAGATTTGTTGTGATAATAATTTCTACGCGGTTTTTGTTTCTTGCGGCGGTGCTGGACTTTGTGCCATTGCCAAGATTAATCCAAAACTGCATTTAGAAAGTTTTAACTATCTCAGCAAGTACCTATACGAAAAGTACAATATTATTGAGGTTGACGAAAAATGCAAGGATATAAGTCGGGCCAGATTTGTTAGCTACGATCCGGATTTATACATAAATAAGGAAGCGCAAATTGTATCGGTTAAGGCTTATCCAAAAATTAAGGATAAAAGCAAAAGCTATGTTTTTGTTGATTCAGAGTTTTCCGATATAATCAAGAATATTGTCTCTAAAAAGATTGATGTAACTAATGATTATGGGGACTGGGTTAATATTGGATTTGCACTCGCTGGTAAGTTTGGCGAAAATGGCCGAGATTATTTTCACTCGCTTAGTCAATTAAACCCAGAGTACAACCAGAGGAAAGCGGATGAAAAATATACTCATTTACTAAGAACAAAAAAGGATCCAACAGTTCCTATTGATTTTATTTACAACCTTGCTAAAAAGGAAAATATCGAAGTCCAGGCGATTGATGAAAATAATATTGTAAACCAGCTGAAGAATTTTATCGGTAAAAATTACAATATGAAACGGAATACAATTTCCAGAAATATTGAGATTGATTCAGTTCCGCTTAATGACATTGATATAAATTCTGTATTCCTTAACTGCAAAACCTTTATTCCAAAGGCTACAAAGGAACTTGTAAAAAGCGTGATATTCTCAGAGTTTACGACCGACTACAATCCGTTTCATGATTTCCTATTAAAAAACATGAAAATTAAAGGTACTGGCAATATTGACAAACTGATAAAGTCAATCCAAACCGATACTGAGAATTATGATTTATTCATAAAAAAATGGCTAACCTCTTTAATGGCTTCAATAAACGGAAAACATTCTCCTTTGGTGCTGGTATTAGTCGGCGGTCAAAACACCGGTAAGACAGAATGGTTTAGGCGTTTGCTGCCCGATCAGCTGAAAGCCTACTATGCAGAAGACAAGTTAGATCAGGGAAAGGATAGTGATATTCTAATGACCAAGAAGCTAATCATTATGGATGATGAAATGGGCGGAAAATCTAAAGCTGAGGCTAAGATGCTAAACCGATTGACATCAAGCCAGACATTTTCAATCAGAGAGCCATACGGGGTAGTTTCCGTTGATTTAAACCGATTAGCTATGCTTTGCGGTACAACTAACATTGAAGGCTTATTAAGCGATCCTACGGGTAACAGAAGGATTCTGCCAGTAAGAGTTCTAAGTATTGATCATGCGCTTTATAATTCTATTGATAAAACTGCCCTATTTATGGAAATGTATCATTTGTATAATTCTGGATATAACCACAATTTAACAAGCGATGAAATCAAGCTGCTTAATGATAGTACC